CGCATCGTTTGAACAACAAATAAGTTGTCTGAATGAGGTCAAATGGCACTCGACAGCTTGGAAATACCTAAATTCGCTTTCTCAGACAAGGGTAATAATAAAAGGGAATCAAGGTGGCGGTACTAGGATCTCAATGCAGGACGCGGGATTCAGGCTTATGGGCCTTCATCCGGTGGAAAAGCGGAATCGGCTGGAAACTCCCATCAGGTGTATATCAAAATGCCTGCCAGAAAGCGACGAAGACGAAGAAAACCAGCAATATGTGGAGTTCAAGCGGATTTTCCCGAAGGAATACATTAAGAAAGACATTACAAGTCGGCAACACCACATGATTTTGCGTGATCCGCTTGGGGGGTCTGATAAAAAGATCGAGTTTTTAAGCAAAAAACAGGACGTAGACGCTTTTATGAGCGTCCAGAGAGCGGCAATTTACCAGGATGAGGAAATCGAGAAGGTAAAGTGGGACGAGAATCAATCAAGGCTGGCAATCCCGGCGTCTAGGGACGAAGGGGGCGACACAACGCTGGTTTTAACTCCGGTTAAGGGTCTTGATTGGACGTATGACAGTATTTGGTGCAAGGCGAAGAGGATAAATCGTTCAATTACTATCCATAACAAGTTCGGATACCCTGAAGTTGAGGAAATTCCGCAAAATTCTATGATGGATATTGAGGTTTTTCAGTGGGCGACCGATGACAACCCGATGGTGGACAAGGCCGCTATTGACAGGCTTTTTGGCAACTATGACGATGAGGACGAGCTTGCCATGCGCCGATTCGGGGTATTCAGGCAGGTATCCGGCCTGATTTATAAGAGTTTTGACACGGGCATCCACGTTATTCCTTGGAAGGAGTTTTGGAACGCTGACATTTTTAGGTATTACTGGCACTATCGGGTTATTGATTATCACTCCGCAAAACCGTGGTACGTGTCCTGGATAACTGTAACCCCGACCCATGAATGGTTTGTCTGGAATGAGCTTGTGGCTTATCACGATAACGTAACAAGCCACGACCTGAAGAACAAGATTAAGGAATTGTCCTTGCTTGATGAAGAAGACGACTTTAACCGGGGGGTAGAAGTAGACCCTTTGGCGAAGGTTAAGCAACCGAACTCTGGATTTTCGGTATTTGACGATATTTCAAGGGGACCGGAGGGATTGCGGGGTTGCAGGGCAGCTATCACCACGGCCAAGGATGAGCACGGCAACGAGCATGGCCGCATGAATATCAGGAATCGTCTGAAAAACTCGCTCAGGGTTGGAGTGCCTGGGAACAACTTGGTGAAAAACATGGAGCCTGACATAAGGTTTGGTAATTACTTGCCTACCATCTGGTTTTTTGATTGTTGCCAGGGGCATATCAAACACTTCAATACTTGGCGAACCGTGCGGTGGAAGCAGGAAGCTACAAGAGCGGTAAAGGACGCTGAAAGACCTGCTCAGAAATGGTCGGATTATTGCCGGAATATAGAGTTTTTGGGGGCCAGGAATCCCGTGTTTTACGACATGGTGAGAAGCAACACCGAGTTTGACGCAAAGAAGTTCTTTGACGGGCAGCGGAGAGCGGCATAGGGAGATAGCAAGTGGCTGAACCAGAATTAATAACCGAACGATACAAGTGCGACACTTGTTTTACGGTATATGACGACTTGGGAATCGCAAAGAATTGCTGCAAGCAGGCGTCAGTTACTACCTATTATGTGTGTTTAAAATGCGGAAAGGAATATTACACGAAAGAGCTTGCTTATAAGTGTGCAGAAAGGTTTTAGGGAAAGAGGATGGCTGAAGATGTTGAAACCATAAAAACGGATGCTCCTTTTAAGGACGATATTCAACAGGGCTGTACGGGCTGGTTTAATAACGAGTTCGCTACTGCCAAGCGTAACATGCAGACTTACAGGGATAATTTCGGCATTTATGACGATATGATCCACTGTATCCGGGAGAAAAAGAACGATTACGAACCCGATATTTTCCTGCCCGAGTTCACATCTCGTACCCTGACCCATATAGGCAGCTTTGTATCTCAGTATTTTGGCAGCCGTGATTTTGTCGAGACTAAGGTGGACTCAGAAGACCCGGTTGATGTCGCAGAGGCCAAGGCGTCCAAGAAGCTGTTGAACGTACTCCTGAGCGAAAAAACGGCTCACTATTACCAAAAAATTTGTCGGTTGCTGATGTTTACTAACCCAAACGGATTTGGGGTTATCAAGGGCAGCTATGATCAGAAAGTTGAGCAGGTCGTAACTGGCTACAGGGAAGAAAGCGAACACTTAACAAATGAGGCGGGGGAAATTCTCGCAACGGATGGGGCAATCTACGAAGATCCGTACACCCAAGACCCGGCAACTATTTCTAACCAAGTGCCGATACTTGAGCCCAAGATTGTGAGAGACAGGCCCACGTTCGATGTTTACCCTATCCAGAACACATATTTTCCCCAAACCTACACTTACAGCCTTCAGGACAAGGAATATGTGTACTTTGAGGGTGAGCATACACTTGACCAGTTAAATACTGACAAGGAGAGAAACGGGTACTTTAACCTCAAGCGGTTGAAAGAAAAAGAGACTTCATTTGAGCAGGAAGAAGCCCAAAAGTCTCACAGCGTAAAAGGCACGGCAGAGGTTCCCGAAACAAGGGTGTCGCCAGTTTATACTATCCTTGAGCGGTGGGGGAAATATCCTGTTACGGTTACGGAAAGAGACGCTGCAGGCAAGCCGATTGCCGGTATTCCTGGGGTCAAAGAGGACGGGACTATTAAAGAAGGTGCTGAGAATCTTGAGTGCATACTTGCCTGGGCGGTATGCGGTGAGGAAAAAATCGGTAGCGAGATGATCCGGTTCCAGATTTCTCCCCACTCGAAAAGGCCGATGGTGCGATTCCTGTGCTACATAGACGCAGTTAAAGATTGCGGGTTCGGGGATGGCGAGACAGCAAAAGAACTTCAAATTGCCATGAACGATACGTTTAATTTGTCTGCATATCGGACACAGATGGCGACCAAGCTGGCATTCAAGGGCAAAAGGTGGGCGAATATACCTGAGCATATCGGGTTAAGACCGGACAAGGCTATCTTAATGGACGATCCCCTAAACGATCTTGTCGAGTTCAAGGTTATGGACGATATTATGGGCGGGATTACCCAACTTAACACCCTTGGGGCTCGCATGAACGATGTTATGGCGTCCGGCCCGAATGAGCGTGGTATCGGGGGCGAGAGGAAAGAAACCGCAACAGTCGGGTCGATCATGCACCAACGGGCGAATATCCGCACAGGGCTGAAAACTACCACCCTGGAGTATGTTGGATTCACAGAGTTTTACGATATGCTTCTTACTTTGTGTAACGACTTCATGCTTCCGCAAACACTTGTGGAGCTTGTTGGCCCCGAGCTTGCCATGTTTTACAACCCAAAACGTGACGATAAGTTTGTGCCTGTCAGCCAGGCGCTTGAAACAGAGGAATCTAAGCAATACAAGACACAGATATGGACTCAAATGCTTGGTACTATTGCGTCTATTCCTAACCCCAAGACCCCCCTTGTCTTAAATTTTATAATAGGCCAAGTGCTTGAATTGCTAGGGGGGGATTTTAAAGTATTTAAAAAGTTTATGTTTAGCGAGGATAAAGAAGCTAATATATTGTACCAGTTGGCTACTGGCGGGAAAATGCAAGGCGGTGGCGCTCCTAATCTTGGTGGTGGGGGAGGAGCGCAAAACGAATTTGGGTTGCCTCAAGGATTAACAGAACAAATGGTTCGAGGAACGCTTGGTGGATAAAGAACAACGAAAAGAATATAATAGAAAGTATTATAAGCAAAACAGGCTTAAAGTTTTAGAGCAAGCGAAAGCCTATGCGGAAACAAGAAAACGTGAAAAAGCAGAATACGATAAGGCGTATAAGGCTAAAAATAAAGAAAAAGTTAAAGAATATTTCCACAAGTATTACATGAACAATACTGACCGAATTAAACAAAAAACGAAGAAGTGGGGTAAGGAGAATAAATCTAAAAGGCTGGCAATTCAGTTAAAATATAGAAGGGCAAACAGTGATAGGTTAAACCGTAAACACAGATTATATAATAAACTTAATCCCTACGTAAAACTTCTTAGCGAACATAGACGCCGGCAGAGGAAAAAGCTTTTAGG